GTAGTAAACGATGCTAGGGAGATAAGAGAATGACAGCAATAGAAGCATTCATAGCATTGCGAAACCGAAAGAACATACGGCGCAAATGCTGGGATAAAAGCCAGTTAGTCAAATGGACAGTTTTGAATGAAACTCAGATGACTATGCAAATCCTCAAAAATGACTATTCTACGGAAGACAAGATTTACAGACACGCCAACTTGTTCGCAAATCTACTGGGAGACTTGTTGGAATACGATGACTGGGAGATAGTCGAATAATGGCAAGACCTAAGTGCAGTATCGTTGAATCACATCGTAAACGACAAGTGGTACTGCAACGATATGACGAACTAGTAGCTGAAGGTATGAGATGCCATGATGCAGCAAGACTACTCGGCTACAACCACACATCGATCTACAAGTGGAAGCGAGATATCTTGGCACAGCAAAAGATAGAAGCACAGGCAGAAGTACAAACAATGGCTAGTGGTAGTTTCGCAGTAGCACTTGAAAAGCTACGTGCTGGCTACATGGTACGCAGGCATGGCGCTTCATGGTTTCTACAGCTGACAGATAGCAAGATATGCCTATACCTGTTGGATGGTGCAGGTAATCGTAGATACAGCCGGGTTGCATCTTTCGGCAGTGCTGATGTACTAGCGATGGACTGGGAAGTGTTCATCGGATGAGATTCGACCAAGCGTATCGGTGGCTTAGGCGTGGTAAGTGTATACGCCGAACTGGCTGGGCTTCCTGCTGCCATATCGAACACTCACAAGGTGAGCAGGTGAGACACTACAACGGCAGACGATGGGTAGGTTATGTTCTTTTGATGCGTGATCTTTTTGATGCTGAAGGACAACCAAGGGATGATTGGGAGGTAATGAGATGACGATAGAACAAGCCTTTACGGCTTTGAAGTATGGCAAACCTATCAAGCGGCTTGCATGGGATAAGTACCGCTTGCTTAGGTTCTCGGAACTGTGGATGGGCTTCAGTGGTGCAGACATTGAATGTATTAACGCCACCTGCTTGATTAGTGGGCAGGATCTACTAGCTGATGATTGGATTGTTGGCAAGTTTCACCCGGTACGGGATGAAGTCATCTGGGAGACAAGCGAATGATTATCTTCATCCTTGGTATCCTGCTCGGCGCTGGGTGCTTGGCTGTCTACAACGAGATGTATACAAGGTGGTTGTACGCTGATGTCAAGAGACGGGCGAAACAGCAAGGCATCAGTGAGCGTCAGATGAAAGATGCCCTCGTATGGGCAGCGACAGAAGAAATCGAGGAGAGCCTAAATGCCAGCACAACCCGGAGCAGGTAGACCAACTAAGTACAGCCCAGATGTTGTACAACGACTAACAGACGCTCTGCGAGGTGGTAACACCCGCAGGGCTTCCTGTGCTGCTGCTGGTATCTCACAAGAAACATTGGCTAGATGGTTAGCGGAAAATGTTGATTTTAGGGATGCAGTAGAAAAAGCAGAGGGTGAAGCTGAACTCCGCAATCTTGCAGTGATCCAAGATGCCACTAAAACGACATGGCAAGCGGCTGCATGGTGGCTAGAACGGAAGCACAAAGCCGAGTGGTCTAGCAGGGTGGAACAGACAGGCGCAGACGGTTCACCTGTCAAGGTAATCGTGGAGTACGCTGATTCAACAGGAGAAAAATAATGGACACTCTTTCGTTTATAGTTTTTACAATGTCTGGTATTGCTTGTTTTGTTGGTGCATATTTTGGTTGGAAAGCATTTAAGATAAAGAATGATTACATGAAGGTATGCACCTTCAATGACTGGTGCAGGATGGTCGGCATTGGCTACTTTCACTTTAAAAGTGATGAACATTACAACCAATGCAAAGAAACCTTTTACAAAGAGCGTGAAGCACACAATGCCAAAAATTAGTTTTCACGGTGTCATTCCTACCCGTGCAACAAAGTTTAGTGCAGGTTACGATCTACGCTCACCCGGTGACATCGTGATACCTGCTGGGGCTACTGTAGGGGTTGATACAGGCACATATGTTTCTATGCCTTGGGACTTATGCGCTCTGGTTTGTAGCCGGTCTGGTTTAGCCTTGCGTGGTCTGGCTGTTGCTAATGCTCCCGGCATTATTGATGCTGACTACAGCGACACTATCAAGGTGCTACTGTATAACCGCACACAAGGTAATTGGATTATTGAGGCAGGAGACCGCATAGCGCAGTTGGTTTTTACGCCTTTTGTTGTTGGTGACGATGTCCCAGCCGATGAGCGTACAGGCGGGTTAGGTTCTACAGGAGATTAGAGATGACAGGGCTTGAAGCTTTAGAGTATCTACGCAACCACAGATTCGGTGCTGTTCGATGTAAGGATTGGGCAGAAGATGAATTTATACTTACGAAGTCTTCAGCCCATGAAGAGTCATGGTGGCATTACGAACCATCCCCGATGCTTGAAAGACGTTTTCCTAAAATTGATGACTACGATAAACCGTGTCTGACGTGCTTGGATGTGTTTACAATCTTTGAGATGTTCTTTTACGATGTCTTTCAAAGAGAATGGGAGATATTCGATGCCACTAAATGGATTGGCTATGCTCCTGTCAAATGTGAACCTACAGATTATTACAATCCGGAGTATCCAGAAGACGGAATCATAAGCAGGACAGACCCTAACTGATGTTTGATCTACATCACGGCAACTGTCTTGACATCCTACGCACCATACCGGATTGCTCGATTGATGCAGTCGTAACGGATCCGCCGTACGGTTTATCATTCATGGGCAAGAAGTGGGATTATGATGTCCCGTCTACCGAGATATGGGAAGAATGCTTGCGTGTTCTAAAGCCCGGAGGTTACCTGCTAGCGTTTGCTGGTACTAGGACACAACACCGGATGGCGGTACGCATTGAAGATGCGGGTTTTGAGATTCGAGATATGTTAGCGTGGATGTACGGTTCCGGGTTCCCGAAGTCTCACAACCTAGACGGTGAACATCAGGGATGGGGAACAGCACTCAAGCCAGCCATGGAACCTATCACGATGGCACGTAAGTCCTTCAAAGCCACGGTAGCGCAGAATGTGCAAAAATGGGGTACAGGAGCCATCAATATAGACGGTTGCAGGATTGGTGAACGAAAATCACGAAGATTAAATAGATCTGGTTCAATCGGTTACGGTGGAAGTGAACCACAAGGAATAGTCGATGATGGAGGTATGGGTCGCTGGCCTGCTAACGTCATGCACGATGGCAGCGAAGACGTGTTAGAAGGCATAAGCGAAGCTTCACGGTTCTTCTACTGCCCTAAAACAAGCAAGGTAGATAGAGACCATGGATGCGATGCAATGGAAGCTAGGGTAACAAGATGTATGGAAAATCCTGACACTCGGGATAGACCAACTCCAATGAAAAGCAACTTTCACCCAACAGTAAAACCTACGGAACTGATGCGCTACTTGTGCCGGTTGGTTACACCTAAAGGCGGTGTTGTTCTTGATCCGTTTACAGGCTCAGGTAGTACTGGACGTGGTGCAATCCTTGAAGGCTTTCGGTTCATTGGTTGTGAGATGGACGATGACTACATCAAGATTGCAGAGGCAAGAATACAGGCAGTTATGCCAAAAGAGATTCAGCATTGCCTGACATTAGACTAGTCCTACCTCGACCGCATGGAGCCCAGCAGGTCATACTGCGTGAAGCCAAGCGGTACAACGTGCTTGCCTGTGGGAGACGGTTTGGTAAAACAACGCTCGGCGGTAATTTACTTTCCGACCCTGTCCTAAAAGATGCGCTTCCGTGTGCGTGGTTTGCACCTACTTACAGGCTTCTAGAAGAGGCATATAACGATCATAAGAGGATTTATTCCCCTGTGATACGGCGAGCTGTGCAGACACCTGCTCCACGCATTGAACTGATAACCGGGGCGGCTATTGACTACTGGACTTTAGATGACCCTTCTACCGTTGCCCGTGGTCGTAAGTACAAGCGGGTCATCATTGATGAAGCCGCCATGGCAAGGCATCTAGAGCAAGCATGGACGGAAGCCATACGCCCAACACTCACAGACTACAAAGGCGATGCATTCTTCCTGAGTACTCCTAAAGGCTCTAACTATTTCAAAACCCTATACGGCATGGCTGGTGCAGATCCGGACTGGATGAGCTGGCAGATGCCGACCACCGCTAACCCTTGGATTGACCCTACCGAAGTAGACAAGGCTGGTGAATCTCTTCCGAGCATCGCGTTTAGACAAGAGTACCTAGCCGAGTTTGTTGATGCGGCTGGTGCTCGTATCAAGCGTGAATGGCTACGGTACGGTGATTGTCCTGAAGGCTTGCCTACCTACATCGGGGTTGACCTTGCCATTAGCACCAAAAGCGAAGCAGACTATACCGGCGTGGCGGTAGTAAGCCGTGGTGACGATGGGACGATTTACGTTAGAGACATCAACCGTACCCGTGCAGACTTTGCTTCCGTGCTACGCTTCATCGAAGCCATGGCTGAAAAGTGGAAGCCCACCATGATCGGCATCGAGCAGGTGCAGTATCAGGCGGCTGTTGTGCAGGAGCTTCTACGACGAACCAAACTGCCTATCCGGGGAATACGCCCAGACCGTGACAAAGTAACCCGCTTTGCGCCTCTAGAAGCCCGCTACGAACAATCACAGGTTATGCATTGCCAAGGGTTACCGGCTTACTTTGAGGACGAGTTACTATCCTTCCCGGTTGGGAGGCATGATGACGTGGTGGATGCTCTGGCTTATGCTTGGCAGGTGTGCGGATCTAAGCGTGGCTGGGGAGCAGTCTAAAATATATATCTACCTATACTCTTGACATATATATATCTACGGTGTATATTATTGACATCAAGCAGGGAGATAGAGAGATATGAAGAGTTACATCACCTACGTAGTTACTGGTTACCGCAAAGATAACGGTTGCCCAATCTGCAAAAATCAGATCAAAACACGCAAAGAAGCAATCGAGTTCGCAGCAACAATCGACAAGCCAAGAATCAAAAGAGTTGACCTCTACAACTAAAAACCACTAGCCCCCGCAAGGGGGCTTTTCTTTTGCCCTGTGGGATACTGTGCATATGGGTATCTTTGACCGTTTCCTAGGACGCAAAGCAGCTGCGAACCCTACCGCAATGCTTCCGTTACCATTATCCCAATCTCGTGATGTCTACCTAACCGGCTACGGCTCTGGTCAGTTGCAGACACTACTGCGCCGTGCCCTACCGGGTAGCACCAAAGACTGGGCAAGGATAGCAGGAGACCTAGGGCTAAACGGTGTCGTGGCTTCCGCCATGGACTGGTACATCAGGAACTGGGCTCAAGCACAACCGCAAGTTATGCGTAAGGTTGATATGCAACAAGCAGAGCCTATCGAGCATCCAGCCCTTCAGCTCATCGCACAACCTGATCCGCTGGTCATGGGATCTCTCTTCTGGGCATGGGTTGTGCAGGACTACAAACTATTCGGCAATACCTACATCCGAAAGATACGCTCATCCACTCGTGGCACTGTCACCGCTTTGCAGTTCCTTCCGCAGGACATGGTTAGACCTGTTGGCAATGGCACAAACCCTTTAACGCACTACGTCTACACCACTGACGGACGCTCTTTTGACATTCCGGTATCTGACATTATCCACATCCGATACGGTAGAGAGCCTAGCGATATCCGCCTTGGACGCTCCCCTGTTACCGCTGTACTGCGTGAGATTGCTACCGATAACACCGCAAGTACGACAGCCTGGGGATTACTTTCTAACGGTGCTATGCCTAGCCTTATCGTTGGACCAGATGCCAAGGATGCAAGCGTAGACCTTAGCATGGATGATGCACGTCAGGTCAAGCGTCAGCTGCACGAAGACCTAAGCGGTGATGGTTCCGGTGGCATCGTTGTCATGACTGGACCTTACAAGATGGATCGTGTATCCCTGACACCTTCCGAGCTTGCTCTGGATTCGGTAAGACGTGTACCGGAGGAGCGTATCTGTTCGGCTCTTGGTATCAACCCTATGGTGCTGGGTCTTGGCTCTGGTCTTGAGCGTAGCACCTATGCAAATTATGAGCGAGCCCAGCAAGCGGCTTGGGAAGATGGCATGGTGCCTCTACTGCGTACTATCTCTGACGCTTTGACGGCTGACCTTTTGCCAGAGTATCCAGAGACGCAGGAAGGCGATTACATCGTCTTCAACGTGGACAATGTACGTGCATTGGCTGATGACCTATCAGCTGAAGCCGACCGTGCAGAGAAGTTGTACAAGGCTGGAATCATTGACCGTGCGGAAGCCAAGCGCATTGCAGGTCTAGAAGCCATCCCGGAAGATGAAGGGCAACTACACCCAACGGCAATCCCTGTGCAGATTGGCGAGACACAAGCAACCGTGCAGGAACAGCCAGCGGTGCGCTCATATGACCTCAAGTACATCCCTAATCAAGGCATGAAAGAAGCAGCCCGCAGGGCTTTGGCTTGGAAGGAAGAAGGCAGAGCCGGTGGTACTCGTGTAGGTCTTGCCCGTGCTAACCAAATCGTGAACGGCGAGAAACTATCCGAAGACACCATATTGCGGATGTACTCGTTCTTTAGCCGTCATGAAGTGGACAAAGAAGCCGAAGGATTCAATGCCGGTGAAGACGGCTTCCCTAGCCCCGGTCGTGTAGCGTGGGACTTGTGGGGCGGTGATGCCGGATTCTCTTGGGCTACAGCCAAGCGTGACCAGATCATGGGCGAAGGCAAGAGCCTTGACTGTTGCACCCCGGGGGTGGTGTACAAGTCTCACCCTTTTTACGGGTACGAGATGGATTACATCTCAAACGAGTAAACGATGGCACTGCTAGAATTTATGCGGCTAGCCAGAAGTTCCGTAATGATCTGCTGGAGCGTGAAGGCGTAGCCATCAGCCGTATGCAACGAGCATATAAGGCAGCGACCAAAGCAAGCATCGATGAGCTTGAAGCGTTAGAGGGACGAATCGCAGAGCGTGAAGCAAACGGTGAACCGCCAAGCGAAACCATACTCTGGATGCGTCAGAGGATTATCGAAAATATCGAACAACTGGGGAAGAACCTAAAGAAGTTTTCAATCGAGGGGGCACAGATAACCGCCGATGGACAACTCGAAAGCGCCATCCTTGCGAATGAGGCAAGCGTCAGCATGGTTGAAACGGCGGCGGGTCGTAAACCGGCAGGAGCAACACTCGGCTACACATGGACAGCCCTCCCAGACGAAAGCCTCCAAGCCTTTGTCGGTTTTTCGGGTGATGGAAGCCCTCTGGGTGAGTTATTTGCGACCATACCGCAGGTAACCACTGACGCTATGCAGATGGCTCTGGTACAGGGTATTTCGCTCGGTGAAGGTCCACGAACCGTAGCACGGCGTGTACGGAAGGCAGCTGATATTGGCAGAAGCCGTGCAGAAACAATAGCCCGCACTGAGATGATCCGAAGTGCCCGTGAAGCGCAACGGCAACTCTACACGCAGAACCCAGCGGTACAGGGATACCGACGGCAAGCCACACAAGATAGTCGGGTATGTCTAGCCTGTCTGGCTTTGTCTGGCACTCTACACGCTACAGACGAAATCATGCCTAGCCATCCGAACTGCCGGTGTGTCATGGTTCCTGCAACGATGTCATGGGCGGAGATTACCGGGGATAGTTCTATCCCTGATACACGCCCAGAGGTAGCAACACCTGAGCGAATCCTTGCCGGTCTGTCGGATGCTGACAAGATGGCTATCATGGGACCGACACGGTATCAGATGTACATGGACGGCAAACCGCTTGATAGTTTTGTGCAGGTGGAGCAGAACCAAGACTGGGGTCCTACAACCCGTGTAGTGCCACTACGTAGCCTCATATAGGGTGTGTGGGATACTTACGCTATGGAC